CCACGCCTGACAGCGTTTTACCCTCCGCGAGAATATCAAAATCCGGCATTTTCACGGGGTCTGTGCCCTGACTGAGCAATTGCATGGTGGTGTCGGTCATCTGCTCCCTCCCTGTGTGGCATGGTCGCATGTGCGTGCGGAGGGGGTTACTGCTTTTTGTTGTCGCCGTGGCGGGAGAATGGCGCAGGGGTGAGATTGCGCGCGTGGTGGGTGATGATTGTTGCCGAATCATTTAACGGATACAAGGGGCTGAAGCTATGAGTGAAACTCGTTTTCATGGTGCCCGTGTTACGGAAAATACCGACCTGGTAACAGCGATTAACGATGTTGATTCCAGCGTTATCGGTATCGTGGCAACGGCGGATGATGCGGACGCGAAGCTGTTCCCGCTGAACAAGCCCACACTGCTGACCCGCGTCAATGACGTGCTGGGAAAATGCGGGACAACGGGAACGCTTTATCGTGCGCTTAAGGCCATCGCAGACCAGGTGAGCACAAAGGTGATCGTCGTTCGCGTGGCTGAACACAAAGAAGAAGACGGAAAAACGCAGGATCAACTGGTTATCGGTGGTTCTGAATCTGACGGCAGCTATACGGGGATGTATGCGCTGCTTGTTGCAGAGCAGGATGAAAGCATCGGATACCGTCCGCGTATTCTGGCAGCGCCGGAGCTGGACACGGAGGCAGTAACAAAATCCCTGTGCGTGATTGCAGGTAAACTGCGCGCGTTTGTGTATGCCTCATGTCACGGCTGTAACACGATGGCTGAGGCGATTACCTACCGCCAGAAATTCAACGAACGTGAGGTGATGCTCTTATGGCCGGACTTCATCGCCTACAACCCGAAAAGTGGCAAAAACGAAACGTTCCCCGCGCCTGCCTATGCGTGCGGCCTTCGTGCGTACATTGACCATGAGCAGGGGTGGCACAAATCACTGTCCAACGTTCCGGTTAAAAATGTGCTGGGGATGTCGAGGCATGTGTTCTGGTCATTACAGGCCGAAGACAGTGATGCCAACAGCCTCAACAACAAAGAAATCACGACCATTATTCGTCGCAACGGGTTCCGCTTCTGGGGCAACCGCACACCGGAAACGAACGCCTACATCTTTGAGGTGTATACCCGAACCGCACAGGTGCTGGCTGATTCAATTGCGGAAGCGCAGTTTGAAACCATCGACAGTCCACTGACGCCTGCGAACGTGAAGGATGTTATCAGTGCCATCAGGGCAAAACTGGATTCACTGGTGACTGCCGGGAAACTGATTGGCGCGGAGTGCTGGTATGACGTGGTGGATAACAGCACCACGGATTTACGTCAGGGGCGTGTGCGTATTCGCTACAAATATACGCCCGTTCCGCCACTGGAAGACATGGAGCTTTACCAGACGTTTACTGATGAATACTTTGAACCCGCATTTGCGGTGCTGGGAGGTGCCTGATGGCTGTGCCAAAACATCTTCGCTTTTTTACGCTGTTTGTGGATGGTGAAAACGAAGTGGGTAAGGTGACGTCCGTCACTCTGCCTAAGCTGACGCGCAAAACCGACAGCTACCGGGGTGGCGGCATGATGGGTGCGGTAAGTATTGATCTCGGTCTGGACGACTCCGCGCTTGATGCGAGCTTTGTCATGGGGGGCGCAGTTCGTGAGCTGTTCCTTAAGTATGGCGGCACGATTGACGGCACGCTGCTGCGTTTTGCGGGTGAATACTACACCGATGCAGAAAGCGACCTGTATGAAGTCGAAATGCGCGGACGTGTGACGGAAATTGATATGGGGGAAGCCAAACAGGGCGAAGCCACATCACACACTTACGCCATTAAAAACACCTACTACAAGCTGAGTGTTAACGATCGCCCGTTGTGGGAGATTGACCTGCTGAACTTCATCTACCGGAAGGACGGCAAGGACATTGTGCCTGACCGTATCCGTTCCGCGCTTGGGCTTGGCTGATAAGTAATATGCAGGCGGCGCAGTGCGTCGCCTCTGACTGAAAGGAGTTTCCTGATGAAAGAGACGAAAAACATCGATACCGAAAACACGGTAGTTGCTGACACTGTGAAAGAAACCAGTGAGCGTGGCGTAAAACTTACCCAACCAATTGAGCGAGGCGGCGAAAAAATCACGTATGTGGAGATCACCGGGGCTATTGAGCAGGCTGGATCTCTGCGAGATTTGTCGCTGTCTGATGTGCTGAATCTGAAAGCGGAATCCATGTTTACGCTGCTGTCACGCGTGACATCACCGCGACTGGATGAAGTGACGATCAAAAAAATGGCATCCCGTGACTTTATTCAGTTATGTGTGGTTGCCGTAAATTTTTTGAGCGGTGCGGACTCTGGCGGGAAGAACGAACAGGCGACGGAAGCCTGATCACGGTTGTGTGCTTTGAGCACATAGAAGACTTTGTGGCAGATATTGCCGTTATTTTTAACTGGTCGCCCGCCGAAATCTTCATGATGACGCCCGGCGAAGTGGTTAGCTGGCGTGAGCGGGCGGCACTTCGCAGTGGGAATGCAGACAATGAAGACTCTTGACATTCGGGTCGCCTTCAGTGCTGTTGACAGGCTGACCCGGCCAGCCGAAAACGCCCGCCGCCTGATGGGGCGGCTTGGTGACTCCATCCAGCAAACGCAGGGGGCAATCAAAAATCTCGAGCGTCAGGCGCGTTCATTTGAGCGCGCCCGCGATGCTGTCAGTAAAGCGGATGCTGGCATCGTGAAAGCACGACGCCAGCTTAACGCCCTTCATCAGTTACAACGCACGGGTACTGTGCTCAGCGAAAAACAACAAAGGCTGATGCAGCAGTTAAGCACCCGGCTTGAACGCCTGAATGAATCGCGCACGCGGGAAATTCAGAAAATGCGGGAGCTTGGCGGAGAGCTTAAACGCCACGGTATTTCCCTGACAGGCAGCGATAACACCATCCAGCAGGCCATCAGACGCACCGAACAGTACAACAACCAGCTTGAACGCGAACGACAGGCGCTTGCGCGTGTAACGCGGGCGCGTGAGCAGTATTCACGCGCGCAGGAAACAGCGGGAAAACTGAAAACGGGTGGTGCGCTGGCAACTGGTGCGGCAGCGGCTGGCGGCTATGCTGCCGGGCGTTTTTTGCAGCCCGCTATCGGATTCGGGAAAGAGATGTCCCGTGTGCAGGCGCTGACGCGAATTGACCAGAACAGCCCGCAGTTTAAGGCGCTGCGTGAGCAGGCGCTAAAGCTCGGCTCTGAAACGCAGTTTACTGCGAGTGATGCCGCCAGTGGGCAGGCATTTCTTGCTATGGCTGGCTTCACACCAGAAGCCATTCAGGCTGCGCTTCCCGGCGTGCTGAGCATGGCAACGGCTGGCGGTATGGACCTTGGCGAGACGGCGGATATTGGCTCAAATATCCTGACGCAGTTCGGTCTCTCTGCTGACCAGATGGACCGGGTCGGCGACACACTTACTGCGGCGTTTACCCGTACTAACACCGACCTTCGCGCGCTGGGCGAAACCATGAAATATGCAGGTCCGGTGGCGGGTAAGCTGGGAATATCGCTGGAGCAGGCCGCAGCGATGGCGGGCGTGCTGGCGAATATGGGTATCAGAGGGAGTGATGCCGGGACGGCAATGCGTGCCAGCCTTGCTCGTCTGGCATCACCGCCAAAGGCGGCAGCAGAGGCGCTGAAAGAGCTTGGTGTGGCTGTCTCTGATGCGAACGGCAAAATGCGCCCGATGGAGGATGTGCTGGCCGACCTTTATAAAGCCACCCGCAAATACGGGGAAGTTGACCGGGTATCGTTCTTTAAGGACATAGCCGGAGAAGAGGCCTTCACGTCATTTATGGCCCTCGTTGATGCGGCAGGTGACGGTTCTCTGCCCAAGCTGAGAAAAGAACTTGAAGGCGCACGCGGTGAGGCTGAACGCACGGCAAAGGTTATGGCCAATAACCTTGATGGCGACCTGAGATCACTCGGCAGTGCATGGGAGGGGCTGCGTATCCGCATTGCGGATCTGATTGACGGTCCGCTGCGCTCTGTCACGCAGTGGCTCACTCGGGTGGTCTCAAAGGTGACGGAGCTGGCGCAGGCCCATCCGGCACTGACGCGCCAGCTACTGATTGCAGGCGGTGCGCTGCTGGCAATGACTGCAACGGTTGGCTCGTTGTCACTGGCTCTTGGGGTGCTTGCTGGCCCGCTGGCAAAACTGCGTCTTGGTTTTTCCCTCCTGACCGGATCAATGAATGCTGTCAGGGTCCTGCCAGCGCTGTGGGGAATGGTGGCGGGTTCCGTCTCTTTACTTGGAGGCGCTATCGGGGCGTTGTTCAGCCCGGTCGGTCTTATCGTGGCTGCGCTTGCCGGAGCTGCCGCTCTCATCTGGAAATACTGGGACCCAATCAGGGCATTTTTTGCCGGGGTGTTCAGCGGGATTATGGAGCGGCTGGCCCCGTTACGCGAAACCTTTGAACGGTTTGGCCCTGTTTTCGAACTAGTTCGTGATGGCGTGATTCAGGTCTTTAACTGGTTTACATCGCTGCTGTCACCGATGGAATCCAGTAAGGAAACGCTGGATAAATGCACCAGTGCTGGCGAGGTGTTCGGCAACGTTCTTGGCGGTGCGTTACAGCTTGTCCTGACGCCTGCAAAAATGCTGCTGGATACGCTGGCATGGATACTGGAAAAACTTGGCGTCCTTCCAGATGAAGCGGAAAGGGCGAGAAAGAAAATCGAAGACGCGCAGCGTGCGGCCATTCTTCAGGACAAGGTTGCTTTGCTTCAGGGGGACCTGGCAAAAATCAATCCGCCGAAATCTGCGGAAACAGGGACCGGAGGCGATAAGCCTAAAGACAACAAGCCGCTCACGGACAACAACACTGGCACGCTGCGCAGGCTCAGCAAAATTGCAGATAACACAGGCAAGCTGGTTGATGAGACGAAAAAGCGTATCGGCCCCGGTGATATTGTCTTTAAGAACCTGCCCCGTGCGCTTGCTGTTCGCGGGGAGTGGCAGGAGCGGAAGATTGCGCAGGTCAGTAAGCCTGCTTCCGCAATCAACATCACACCCGTGGTCCCGGCTCCGTTATCTCCGGTGTTGCCCCCTGTTGTTGCAGCAAGCTCCCGTCCGGTCGTGGAGGCCGCACGTGCGCCAGTTGCGCCCGTTTCCGCATCTTCCCGCAGCCGGGAGACTGCGGCACCCGAATTTGGTGGTGAAATTCATGTCCATCTGCATAACGTTGTTACGCAGAATCCCCGCGAACTGGCGAAACTGGTCGGCGAAATGGTCAGGGCAGAACTGGAGCGGCGTACCCGTGCCGGGCGTGGTAGCTTTTATGATAAAGAGTAAGGAGTCGTGCCATGATGATGATCTACGGCATGTTTGTTTTTGAGTTGCGCACATTACCGCATCAGCAGTTACAGCAAAACAAAAGCTGGCGACATGTGAAAAACGAGCGCGTTAACCGTTCAGCAAGCTGGCAGTATATCGGTGCAGGTGATGATCGCATCGTTCTTTCCGGCGTGCTTTATCCTGAGATTACAGGCGGCGAAGTGTCGCTGTCGCTGCTGGCCACGCAGGCGTATGCGGGACGCCCGTGGCCTCTGATTGATGGCGTCGGGCAGATTTACGGCATGTATGTTCTGACTGAAACGAGCACGACCCGCTCTGAACTGGATCGCTACGGGAAAGCGAAAAAGATAGAGTTTTCCCTGACCCTTGAACGCTGTGATGAGGATTTGCGGGAGCGCCTGCAATCCTCATCGTTCAGTGATATGCTGTCCGGTCTTAAAGATAAGGTGACATCATCCCTTAACAATGTGGTCAGCTCAGTTAAAGGGGTGTTCTGATTTAACGTAAAAACCGCTAATGTTCAGATTAGCGGTTTTTTGTTTCCTGAGTATTCTCAATTATTCCTCCGGGTTGCGTGTCACCTACAGGGTGATAACGATAAATCGTCGATATACCGATGTCGTAAATTATGGCCAGCTGTTTTCTGTCGTGGCCGTTTTTAATCAGCCTCGCTATTTGCTCATGTTGCTCTTTTGTCAGTTTCGGGCGACGCCCACCAATTCGCCCCTGTGCGCGGGCTGCTGCCAGTCCGGCCAGTGTACGCTCTACAATTAATTCACGTTCCATTTCAGCCAGGGCGCCCATCACGTGGAAGAAAAATCGTCCCATTGGGGTACTGGTATCAATTGAATCCGTCAGACTACGAAAATTGACACCTTTTTTCCGCAATTCCTCAATCAGTGTGATCAGGTGTTTCATGCTTCTGCCCAGCCTGTCCAGTTTCCAGACAACGAGCGTATCCCCCGCTGATAACGTTCTGAGCAGTTTTTTCAATCCCGGTCTGGCTGATTTTGTTCCGCTGATTTTATCTTCAAAAATCAGTTCACATCCTGCGCTATTGAGCGCATTGCGTTGCAAATCCGTGTTCTGGTCATTTGTTGATACGCGAATATAGCCAATTTGCATAAAAAGCATCCTGTTTCTGTTAGTAAAAATGCTATTAGATAGCTCTGTTTTCGAAGTTAAAAACGTTGGTTTGGGGGAAGGTTCTGCGTTGCCTGTTGGTGTAACAGTTCCGTGGCCTTCAGCCACACCTCCAGAGGGCTGGCTAAAATGCAATGGTGCTGCCTTTGATAAGCTGAAGTATCCCAAACTAGCCACAGCGTACCCGTCAGGAAAACTGCCTGATTTACGCGGTGAATTTATTCGTGGCTGGGATGATGGGCGCGGTATTGATGCTGGACGTGTTTTATTGAGTATTCAGGCCGGAATGCTGGAAAAGCACCGTCATCCTGTTGTCGCCAACGATGGGTATGACTCAAAAGAGGAATGGGAACTGGCGGCAATCTTCAGAAGAGCATATACACAGGGCAAGGGACTGGATGGTACCAGTGCAGGCGGAACCCTGATTCCATCACCAACGCTACATACACGAGGGAGTATTGGTAACACAGGCGGGAGCGAAACACGACCGCGCAATATTGCATTCAACTTTATTGTGAGAGCTGCATAAAAACGTTGGTTTGGGAGAAGCGGCAAAACGGAACGTGGGAACAGGGGAAAATCAGATACCAGATATGTCTGCATTTCCATCTGGCAAAAACTGGTTTCAGTTACCAAGTGGTCATATTGTCCAAATGTTTTCGATGAATGTTTATGGGGCGGACACTAACGGAACTACAGGTAATTTCCCTATTGCATTTCCTTCAGGCGCACTGGCTGTTAGTGCCTTATGGTT